TTATGACCACCTCCCGACGACGACCCGTCCACCACCTGGAAGATTAACTGTCACACCATTGCCGTTGATAACAACAGTGTTATTCGTACCGTTAAATGCAAACTGGCCGCTGTTCGCATAAAACTGCCCATGAAATTCGCAGTTTCCGTTCTTGTCGATATTCCACCCAGCCCCAGAAGGACCAGGGATGAAAGAGGTGGACCGGATATAGTTGCCAATCTTGGCATTGGTGATACTGCCATCCTGAATCAGTGCATCGCTGATAAACACCTGACCATTGACCACCGCAAAGGGTGAATATTGCGTATCACCGCTGCCACTCATCAGGACGAACTGATTGGCGTTAAATCCGACACGAGTGACTACCGGCTTACCCGCCTCCGCCAGCACCGCAATGGACATTCCGGCGTTATACATCACACCGTTAATCCGGACCCCAGTTTTGAGGGTGTAAATCGCAGAGGCTCCGGTAGCATCAACCACGGCAGTAAGCTTGTCCTCCAGTGCGGCAGTTACATTATTGAACTGCGCTTGCACCTGCGTCGACATTTCAGCCATGGCCTTATCGACCTGTGCAATGGTCGTTTTAACCACCAGAATATCCGCGCGTACTTCACCATACTGCGCCCACTGGTGTTCCACGGTTGCATGGTTGGCCAGCGCATTCTGCAACGCGGCTTCCAGGTTGGTATCAATGTCGCTTGTCAGGCGGTCACCGTCTGCAGAAGTCAGGAAATCATCAGCAATATCGCCCAGGTAGTCGTCAGCATTCGCGTTAGATTCACCACGAATCCAGTCGGTCCAGTCACTCTGGTTGCCGATACGGTCGACCAGACGAGCCCGGTACCAGAACTCCTGACCAGCCTTCAAACCCAGTTGGGTGTATGTGTGTTGCGGGTAAGGAACTCCGGCAAGCAGCAGAGGGTTATCCCCATTACCGTTTACTGAATACTGCAACTCAGTCTGGAGGGTGTCACCTGTATCAACCGGGAAGGACCAGTCAACCTGAATACCCCAGTTGATTGCTGTGGTGCGCAGACCAACCGGTTTGGGAACTTCCCCTGTACGCCCAGTGAGATGAGTCAGAACAGAAGAGGTCCACAAACTGGACGCTCCACCAGAGTTAATGGCGCGGACTCTCACGAGGTAATCGCCTGAGAAAATCCCGGCGATCTCTATATTGCGCAGGCCTGTTTCGGGAATGTTGATCCACTCATTATCACCACGTTTCCACTGTGCCTGATACGCGACGATATCTGGCTGAGGTTTCCCGTTTTTATCTGCTGGTGCATCCCAACTCGCAACCATAGTGGCGATACGCTGCCCCTGGCGAACCGAATCGTAGCTGCTAATTGCGATGTTCGACGGTTGCCCTACCAGGCCTGTCGGTAACAGACTAATAGGCGGCGTATCCAGTCGGGCGTTGTTATCAACGGCATCGTACTTCGCCCCGTTGTACTCTGCACCGGTGATACTGTAGGTGTTCTCTTCATCGATAAATATCAGATTGGTGACACGGAAATACTGGAGGCGCAGCTGGCCTGCGTCGATAACAAAAATGGCATTAGGTAATGGCTCAGCAGTAAAGGCAGTTGCCAGTATCAGTTGCTGGCCATTAACTGCCTGGATGGTTCGGCTCTCAACGGTACCACCCTGAGTACGAATCATCAGAGTGTCGCCAGGTACGGCACTTGTACCCCGATCGGTAGTTATTGACTTCAGCCCGGCATCGTAATCAGTAATGCGTCCACCATAAACACGGCCAGACAGCCGCTCATCGGCAAAGGCGAACACTGTCCCAGGTACATAGACGAAGCCATCGAGTCCTGTTTGCACTGTGATAATACGGTCCAGAGAGTTTGAGTAGACAGCCCAACCACCACGGCGCTGCGCCTCGCTTTCACGTGTACAGCCAATAGCCGTCAATTGCGTCTGCTTAAACTTGAACTGCTTAACCAGCTCGGAAAACATCACTGCCGTTGTGCGATCCTGATAGTGGTTATCTGGGTCACTAAAGTTAATAAGCGCTGAGCTATAGCGGTTCTTTTCACTGCCGCTGGAGTATGTTGGCTTACCGACAACAGAGGCTCGAGTGAGTATCTGAAGTTTTGACGTATCCGCTGGCATATCAGAGACAACATTGAACATGTTGTTGCCCCAGAACGTCATACCATTGAAACCAGCCGCAATATCCTTAATCACCTGCCAGGCATCAGCCTGCGACTGGATATAAACGTCAAACATGAAGCGCGGCTCGGTACCGCTGCCACCCTTACCATCCGGCACCTTCTGATCGCAGCGCTGGGCAATACGGTACAACTCCCATTTATCGAGCATCGCTGGCGTAACCCTGCGACCCAGTCCGAAGCGCGGCTCAGTAAGAATATCGAACCAAATCCATGCAGGATTATTCGTCCATCCCCATTTGAATGTACCATCCCATGTACCGCCATAAGTGCGTGTAATCGGATCGTAGTTCTGAGGGATGCGGATTACCCGACCTTTAGGTTTACAAGAAATCTTCGGGATATTGCTGAATGACTTAGCATTGAATGACACATACAGTAGTGCGGTATGTGGATAACGGAGACGCGCATCAATCACCTCGGTGATCGCCTGTACCTGCGTTTTGTTCTGGAGCATTTGGCTGGTACTGTCGTCGGTATCGCGCACGACCCGAATCTGCCAGCCTGTGTTCGCTTTCGGGAGGTTAATACGGTGCGTCAACTCATAGAGAGAGCTGAGTTTCTCCGTAACCGTTTTGGTCATTACTGTAGAGTAAGCTCCACCATCAACGGCGAGATCAATATGGTACGTTACAGTAGTGCCGACAATATCCCCATCGTTTTCCTGCTGCTGAAGGCCTGGAATGCCAACTCGTACTAATACGGCGTCGATCTGGGTATTGCTGATAGCTCTAGTCCATGGGGTGACTTTCGTCAGCGATACGCCAACCGTAGTTTCGTTCTCGACTGCGGGAAAACCCGGAATCGGTGTCTGGGTCTGTGTGCCCGGTCGAAATTCCCAGGAAACGTTCTCAAAATTCATCGTTCCATCGGCGTTACCGAGCGGTGTACCGTCCAGGAAAATCCGGGTCGCATCCAGACCACCAGCAAACTCACCTTCCCCTAGCGCCAGCAGCATGCGACAGCGCGCCATTGATTGCGCCGAATCAGGCTGTTCTACAGGTGTGTGCTGCTTCTGGCTGCCGCCCTTTGCACCAGTAATCGTTGCCATATTGCATCCAAAAAAAAAGCACCCTACTGGGTGCTAATTGAAAAGTGAGAAGCCGTCAGATGTCCTCAGCGACGATCCCCGCGCTGATAATTGCGCCGCCGATTTCACGCTCGCCATACAGCAGAGCCACTGGGTTACCCATTGCCAGGGTGTTTACTGAGCCACCAAAGGCATAGCTGGGTTTGTTATCTGGATCGTCGCGTCCCTGTAGTCCTTTGGGCTGGGGCGAAAGCATCTGGTAAATTCCACCAGCCATCATTCCGATACCAGCGGAGACCATCCCCGCGCCAATGACACCTGCAGACCCAAAAGTCATACCCGTAACTACAATACCTGCCACAATCATTACTGCGCCAAGGATCGTCTGAAACAGGCCTGCTTTCTTTGCACCTTCTATAACCGGTGCAATACGAATATCGCTATTCCCAGCAAGGTTCTGGTAGTCCTCAATCCCGATGTTTCTTTTTCCACGAAACACCGCGAACGTCATTCCGTTTTTCTTCGCGTTCATCAGGTAACTTTCCAAACCGTCCAGGTTGATACATAACGCCTTCACGGCTTCAGCTGACGTCTGCACCGCCAGTTTATGCACGCGCCCAAATCTCGCACCCAGCGCACCGTACAGGCGAATTGTCGTTAGCCGCGCCATGGTTTTATTTCCTGAGATAAGTTTTTATGTCGGACGCATATCATCGTCCGGTCTTTGAAATAGCCGCGCGAGTACGGCGTGATGCAGGATGGCTGCTCGTACAGATGGTGAAGCAGTTCGCCTTCCTCGGTAATGATCCCCGCATGGTTCCACTTACTGGATTCAACCTGCATGATGACCATACAGCCTGGCGATGGGTCGCATTCGACAAACCCCTCCCGCTCCCAGTTATCGAAATACAGGTTGTCTGGGTAGTGGCTTTCCCACCACGGATAATCGACCCGGAAATCATTCAGCGTTACACCCTGGGTGGCATGCCAGTCCATGATCAACCCCCAGCAGTCGTGAGAGCCAAGGATGAACGGGCGGCCGATTAGCGGAATAGCATCCGGGGTTATCTCGGCGTATTCATCGCAATCAGGCGCATATATTCCCCATACCACACCTGACTGGTTGCATTGCTGGCGATCGAGGTCTGAGGGGATAGCCCTGGCTCCATCGCCAGGATGCGAGTGAATGACTCGAATAATGGTCCCTGCATCCTCGGCATTTGCCCAGTACTCACCATCAATACGGAAATGCTCAGATGGGTTTTCATGACTGTTCGGTACCGAAATATATCGCTGACGCCGTCCTGATTGGATGACAAAGCCGCAGCACTCTCGTGGCGACTCCTCCAGAGCATGCGCCCGGATTGCCGCCATTATCGTTTTATTCATTTGGATGTCCGGTTATCGGGTAAAAAGCACGGTTGCAGGGAATCCGCCAAAATCGAGGGTGGCAGTATTAGGTTCAGACAAGCCAGCACCGAATCGCTTTCGACAGTCACTAAGGCAGCCGCCGCACACATCAAGCGCTGGGTCGGAGACAGCATTACCTTTGGCGTCGAAGTACGCCGTGCCGTTGTAGGTGCAGCCATCTCCGCTACGGTATTGGCCACGCAACGCCCACTCACAGAGTGATGTAATTTGCCGGGTTGGGATAACCAAACCCTGCAGGTCAGCGGGGCTACTGAGTGCCCACGTAACCACCTCATCATCCTCTGATGTTTTTGTGTCCAGCCAAAAAGTCTGAAGAGTGAACATCGTCGGATCAGCTGTTACATTCACGCCTCCGGGGAAGTTTGCCGCATCAAGGTATACCGCATAGGTATCGATGATGCTCACCTTCGCATTGACCATATCTTTGAACTGTAGGCACAGCGCGGTGATGTGTCCGTCGAGGTTAGACACGCTCAGCTTCGGTTCTGCGGCCTGGTCGGTTGACAGTGCAAGGTCGGATATTTGGAACGGCCAGAAATCGAAGGTTTTACCATCCCAGATGATGGGTTTTGGTCCTAGTTTTGTCTCATCGCCGTTCGCAGCATCAATCTCGGCGGGAGAATGAGGAAATGGTGAATAATGGAAGCGGTGAATACCACCGTTGAACTCTGAGGCGTCGACTTCGACCAGACGGACCCTGCCGCCCGGTGCCAGCATTGCCGCCTGATCGACAAATGCCATTATGCGTACACCCCGTAAGCCCGTTTAATGGTAAAAGTCAGCTCAGCGAACTTACTACTGATCTGGTTTTTTCGCACCGAATCGGCCACTACGCGATAAAGCCCTACCTCCTCGCCAGGCGGCGTGATAATGAAAGCCTTCACGGTATGAGCCAGAAGGAAGTCGCGAACAGTATTCACTTCAGAGTCGGCACCCACATGCTTCATCGGTACCTGAATAGCAGTCGAGTTAATGCCGTTCTCGGCCACCTGCTCATAACCATCGCCAAACTGAGCAGACCGCACCGTCTGGCTGTATTCCACGGCACCAGCACCGAGCTGTGAGTGCCAGTTGTAGGTTGCAACTGCCATATTTACTCCATAAAAAAACCCGCCGAAGCGGGTGTTTGTATTTTTATATCCAATATACCAAACCTGCAAAAAGCGGATTTGTGTTATGTGCCGGTCATATCATCTGATGGTTGAGGTTGATCCACTAACTCGTTGTTAGAGCAATACCTTTCTTTAAACCTGATGTGCTTTGGCTTGGCTTGTTCAGAAATGTCGAAGCCTGAAAGGACTCGCTCAAAGGAAACCTCAGACATATCGTCATGTGCCGTTATCTCACCAGCAGCTTGTTTCCTTTCAACATTATCGACACGCCAGATAACGGCCTCAGCATAAACAACATAACTCGGATGCTGAATAAATCGATGGTCGCCAGGGTTAAGCACGCAAGCATCATCGTGAGGGACACCCGGCTTAATACTAGAGACATTCACAACCAAAATGCAGTAACAGTCATTTATTGGGTAATAAACAGGATCGTTGCAAATCACATGGAGATGATTGCATGGTCCACTCGGAGCTAAGACTGTTCCTTTTCTATAAGGTTGAAATGTACTCATGACAATTGAGAAGAAAATTCCTTAAGCTCTTGTGATTCGCGCATGCTCCTGAGAATATTTTCAGCTTCTTCAGGAGTCTTCCCTGCATTCAAAAAGATCTCACGAACATCAATTGGGGCTCTCGAACCGTTAGGATCGTGCCATTCCGGACATACCTCACGCAGGTGGGTCATGTCACGCAGCTCATATCTGTTCATGTGACCATACTGTGCATAAATTTCATCAAGAATACGTACATCAGCCCGGCTCAATTCATCGAACACCTCATCGACATCCATTTCACGGGGATCTGCACTCAGACATACATCGTGCCCAGCCGTATTTATCAGACGATACCAGTATTCGCCGTCAATATCTGCCCTACCACGAATCAAATCTAACGTGGTCGACATCACGGGACCATGAGGCATAGAGTAAAGGCGATCTTCACCCATCATGCGCCCATACATGATCATTGATTGACGGTTTGCCAAGTATAGCAATTTCATTAGCTTCAGATATGCCATGCGCCCGCCACGTTTTAGTAGCAGGTAAGCAGCCATCTGAGCTACTTTTTCTTCGCAAAACATAGTTGAACCTCTAAATCAATAATGAAAGTACATCTCTACAACGATTTTATAGCCAGCTATAACTTTTAAGCAATCTTCATTTCGTCAAGATAGCCCCACGTTCGACGATGATCGCGATGACCATTTTGCAAGTTAGCGTCATGTTTGCCGAAATTACCTCTAAGGTAATTGCAGAATCACAACATGATCGTGCAAAGTTGCAATGCGTTCCAATGCGTTCCAATCTGTACCAATGCGAATAAATAGCACTTTTTGCACAAAAACATGGCCTGCTTACAATGCATTTCCCAAAAGATTGCTGTAGTATCTCGCGCCCTCTTAATGTAGCGCTTAGATTTTAACCATATCGCTTCATTCCTGCATTAACAAAAAGCCCCGCGTTAGCGAGGCTTGGTGTTGGCGTGAGCTATCTCTTGCAAAATTGTTCAAATCTTTTCATGGATTTTTCGTCATCGCTTTGGATAATTCCTGGGGCCCCACTGAAAAAATCAGAGTCAATCTGACCCACATAAATAAAGAACGGAGCCTCTCCGACATACCCACCGAATGCATTTTTTGCATTAACCCGGCCACAGACATACCCACTGATTTTAGGCTTGCCATTATTCGCATCTGGTGAAAACCATACATCGTTGAATTTTGCGCTATCTGGATCTTTCAATGACTGCTTGATTTGTGACTCCCCATAATTTATGGCTTCACTGTATTCTCCAAAGCACCCGGTAAGTGGCAAACAAGCAATCCCCACCAATAGCAATTTTTTCACTATCATCCCCTTGATTAGCATGATTTAACGCATGATAACCAGGGGGATGTCAGAATGTAACGATCAGATGCTATTAGCGATCAGTTTTAGCTTTTCTTTGGCTGTCGTAATCGCAAGCTCTTCAACCTGTCGGATGGTTAGATCTAGCTGATGGGGCAGGCTAACGGGGACGCTGATAATGCGAGTGCTATCGTCTGGGCCATAAAACGTCACGCTAGCGCTGATTTCCTTTCCATTAAAATTGTCGTACCAAATAACATCATGAACCTGTATTTCGGCAATTTTCATTAATATTTTCCTCTTACGGCGCTCCAGAGCGGAGTGCCTGGTTTTCTTACTTGAGTATTGATGGTCTCGACCATCGCGTCGTTAAGTTGCTTACCAATCGCCGCAGCATTTGCTGAGCCGCCCGTATTGGCTTGCCCACCTGAACCGATATTGATATCACCAAAGCTGACACTGATGATTGGCACACCTGCGGCGGTCGCTCCTGACTGATTTCCACCAACAAGCCCGCCAGTAGCGTAACGCCCCAAATTACCGTTGTTCATCAGGCGATACAAATTGTCCACCCCGATCCGTCTGGTGGCTTCTTTAGTGAATACAAATTCATCCTTGTGGACAATGCCTGCTGGTTCGTATTTACCACCCGATCCAGTATATCCACCTGAGTCAAAACCAACCCCGGCTGCGGCATTAGCATAAGCTCCGCCCGGAGTGGATCCGCCTCCTGCACTGCCACTAATCCAACCCATTGCCGCCTGCACCGCATAAGCCACAAGCAACTGATTTGTTACCTGCACAATCATCTTCAACATGGACTTGGTGAAGTCTTTGAAACTTGCTGTGCCGGTCGTAACCAAGTCTGTCAGCATGTCGGATAGGCCACTAAACGTAGAACCAGCCACATTTCGCATTGCTTCAAACGTGTTTGTTGCTGAGTCGGCATAATCGGCCCAACCACGCTTTGCGCCAGCCTGCCAGTCGCTGCGAAGCTCATCTTCTTTCCGGTATGTCTCCTCCTGCTCTGCGAGAACCTTTTTCTGAGCATCTGGGTTAAAGGCATAGGATTCAGTCAGGCGCTGGCGCGTCGCTTCCCTTTCGGCCTCTCTAGTGGACAAGCCTCTGGCTGCCGCAGCAATTTCCGCCTGCTTAGCAGACTGCTGCTGTGCGAACTTAGTCGCCTGGTCAGCCAGAGAGTTCAGCTTCTGCTGCTTCGCAATCTGATCACCCAGTCCGGCATTGATATCTGCCTGGGCTAGCAGCTTATCTTTGTTCGCCAACAACGATTTTTCATCGAGTGTTAATGCACGCCCTTTCGGATCGTTAGCGGTGGACTCGAGGATGGTAATTTTTGAGATTAACTCCCACTGCTGCTTACGCTGCTGGCTGATTACATCGTTGATGTCACGATGTTCCTGCAGCGTTTTGAGCTGAGCTTGCAGAGCTAGAGTCTCAGCATTGTAGGTATCGGTGGAGCGATCACCTGCTGAAACCTTAACGGCTGGAGTTTTGGGAGTTTTGTCCGGATGAAACTGTTTATTAATGGCATCCACAGCCTGCTGCCGCTGCTGATCGCTCCACTTATCAGGCGCTATAGCAACATTTTTCCACAACTCAGATAGCGCACGACTGCGCTTCTCCTGCCATGTCATGGACTGCTCAAGGATGCGGTTCTGGTAAATAAGAGCATCCGTTCTCTTATTGTCGACGTCAGCCCCCTGCTTTATCGAAGCGCTGATATCATTTTGTAGCTGAGCCGCTTGCTGCAGTGGTGCTATTTGAGATTTAAGTGCATCAATAGCAGCAAGTTGCGCCTTGCGGCGGGCATCATATTCCTGATCACTACTGCTAGTATCATAGCTGTACCCGTATCCCATTCGCTGGCGCTCAGGAAGAAGAGATTTCTGCTTTTCAGAAAGCTCATCCTGCATTTTGCGCAGCATGTCATTTGGCGCATCCGGCCTACCAACGTTGAGCAGTTCGTCCCACATCCCTTTGAGGGCCTTACTTACACTCGCTGCGGCACGTTCAATCAACCCCATGTTATCGAGGATCTGCTGACTTCGTTTTTGCTCGGCATCGCCGTATGCCTTGGCCGCCGCCGCCGCTGCCCCCTCTTTATCTCCACGCCGTTCCAGTGACGCAATGTAGTCATACTGCGCCGAGGTGAGGAAGTGAAGCGTTGAGTTCAGATCTTCCGACGCTTTAGTCGGGCTATCGTAAAGCTTCTGGAAGTTCTTAATTGTGGCATCAACTGACTGACCGGTCGCATCCTGCATAGCCATGGCGGCGCGGGTTACAGCTTCGAGTTGGTCGGTTTTAAATGTGCCAGCGCCAACAACCTGAGACAGCGTACGCGCCGCTTCCGCAACCCTGCCGCTTGAACCACCAATCTTCTGCGCCATGTCAGAGAGTTGGACCGCTGACTGTGCCGAGTAATTACCGGTCAGGATAAGCTGCTTGTTAAACTCGGTCGCCTCCTGCGCTCCTTGATACCAAGCGGTCGCCAGCGCACCAGCTCCAACAACCAAAGCACCAATGCCGATGGTGACAGGATTGAGCAAACCAAGCAGCCCACGCAAATAAGTACCGACACCGGAAATTGCGCCACCCACCCCGCCAAACTGGTCTTTAATCTGCCCACCCTGCTGGAGCAGGATCAGGAACGGAGACTGACCACCAGCCAGCTGCGTGGCTATATCGGTGAACTGTGCCGGAAGCGTGCGCATCGCGGCGCTGTACTGGCCCACGGAGATACCGGCACGGCGTGCTGCGGCTTCCTGCCGCGATAACGCCTCAGGCAGAACATCAGCCACGCCGGTGAGTCGCTCACGTGTCTGGTTCAGGATGGTGTTGAAGTGCTCGAATTGAGCGCTATTGATGCGCCCTGACTCAAAGTGCGCCACCAGCTGAGCATGCTGCTCATCCAGCGAGTTAAATGCCCGAATCGTCGGGTCGATTGAGCCCAGCAGGTTTTTCAGTGCTGTGGACTGCTTCTCTGCCGCTTGGGTGGCGGCCAGTTCTGCCTGCGCTTTCGCCGCCGCTTCGCCAGTGTCGGTTAGCTTTAGGCGAGTGTCGTCCAGAATTTTGCTATACGCCTGGAACGAATCAGTATCAAGAAAGCCCTTCGCCTGGAAGTTACGCAGCGCTGCCTGCTGCTCGTCAAGCCGGTTCAGCGCCTTGTTTACCGGGTCGATGTTTTCCAGCAGCCCCCTCAGTGCAGACTGCTGCTCTTTGATGCCTTCGCTGCCCTGCTTCGCAGACTCAGCACCGGCACGGAAAACACTGTTCAGGTCATCAGCCTTGCCGACGGCACCGGCCGCCGCTTCTCCGAGTTTATCCAGTTCATTGCTGGCTGTTTTCAGGTCGGCAACATCAGCCCTCAAAGTAATCGAGGCGATTTGGTCTGACATTATTTCGTCTCCTTATGCATTACCTTAAGCGCCTCGCTTTCCATGATTTGAAGGTCAGCCATACAGGTCGCAGCATCCTCTACCCCGTGTAACTCAAACATCCAGGGGAGTACGTTGTAATCAAGGCCAGTCGCTCCGCTCGCGCCAACGCGCCATTGGGTCGCCAGCGTGGAGAAAATGGTGAAAGCTTTCCATACCGACGGCAGGATCCCCACCTCCTCTTCCACGTCCTCAGGCGTTAAACCAAAAGCGCTCAATTCCGCAAGAGTCGGCCCCGGCGTGTACAACGCTGCGGCGACCTGCCTCAGTTTTTTTCGCGGATACCCATCAGCTCTTTGGTGTAGGCAAGACCGATGCTGTCAAATGCGCGCGGGTAGTTCTTCAGGAGGACAATTACGTTATCGCGAGTGAACTCGTCAGGCAGCGCCCAGCTATCGACGATCTCCATCAAGTAGTTAGCCTGCGGCTCAACGGGGGATTTTTTACCTTCAGCTGCTTTCTGCAACTTCTCATCCAGGACGCGCAGCTCTTCCAGCGTCTTATGGCGGAAGGTGAAGGTCAGTTTGCCGTCTTCGGCGCCAGCTCGCGGGATACTGGCTGTCACGGAAAAAATTGGGTTCGGGATCAGGGAGAATTTGGTCATTTGTTCATCTCGGTAAGGCCCGGATTACCGGGCCGGATTAATCAAGTAATGCTGACGGTGCATCCGGCAGAAGTGAGCGCCTTCCCTGCGGCGTCGGTAACTTCGCAGGTATACACCCCAGCATCGGAAGACTGAGCGGACGGAATGTTGAGCGTGGATGCGGTTTTGCCCGGAATGGCGGTGCCGCCTTTCTTCCACACATAGGTGTACGGCGCGGAACCGCCCTGCATGACCACCGACAGATCCAGAGCTGCATTAGCAGCAACAGACTTGGTTGGTGGCAGGTCAGTCAGGAATGCCAGAGGCGTAGCGGAGGAATCGGCAATCGGGTAAATCTGCATATCCGATTCGAAGTTCATTCGCGCTTCGTTACTCTCGACGGCGTTGATTTCGGTACGTGGCACGCGCTGGAACGACACTTTGGCAGAGTAGTAACGATCCGCTTTGCCGCGTGGGTTGTGGAACCAGACCGCCGTGGTGTCGCTGGAGTCGTCCAGGTCGATGAGGCGCTTGTAAATCGCCAGATTCGGGTCGTGTGCGAAGGTGTAGACCTGAACCACGGCGTTTTTGAACGTCGGGATGGTACGGGCCTTATCATCCTCCAGGAACTGCACACTGATGGTCTGCTGGTCACCGCCTTCGGTGGACAGCGTCATCACCTGAGGCATGGTGATCCACGAATCAATTTTACGCAGCGTACCTGCCCCAGTACCCGCCGGGAATTTCTTGGTATCGGTGGTATCAAACGCTTCCAGCACGATTTTCGTACCGGTTACTGACTTGACACGCACCACCATGTTGTCAAGCTTCAGCCAGCCAGAGCTAACCTGGACGACATCGCCCGCGAGGATGCCAGCAGCCGAGGCAACGGTCAGTTCGCATTCCGTCGCATTGGATGCCGCAGTGAAGACAATCGGCGCAAGATACGCCTTGGCCACGTTTACACGCGACCCGTTAGGGATTGCGAATGCCATTGCATTCTCCTGAATTTAAGTAATAAAAAACCCACCAGGTGGTGGGTCAGTAATCAGCGCGGTACTGCATGCTGACGGGAGTGGTGTAAGTGATGGAGCCGCTGCTGCCGTTTGGTGCTGAGGTTGGGCGATCCTGTATAGGCTGGCGCACCTGCGGCGGGCTATTGATGTATACGGTCAGGTCACCATCCACCAGCGGAAGACCTTCGGGGAAAGCATCTGTGACAGACGTTGCCAGCCCCCTGGCCTGCGTCACGCCGCTGCCGGCAGGAGCGATAATGTTGAGCTGCAGGATACCCTGGTACGTACGCAACTGACCTTCCAGATCCTGCCCCACAGTTTGCGCAGGTAGGATATAAACGCGCCCGTATGGCGCATTATCCGGGGGAGTGAACGCGATGTTCGGCCAGGCCACCGGCAGGCCAAGCGACGAGCAGATAACCGCAACACGGCTCTCCAGCAGGCCAGCGATACGCATTGACTGGTCACTGGCCATTGTGCACCTCACTCATTGCCTCACGGAACAGCTGCGCGGCGTCCAGCGCAGTAATGCCAACCATACCGCCTGGGGCCTGGCTGGAGTGTCCGTTTTCAAGCGCGGCGGCATATGGCAGGTTATTGGTGAAGAAAATCGAGCTGACCTGGCCTACCCGGAACACCTCGAGCACCGCCAGACCGCGGGAGTTGGAACCCTGGCCGGAGGCATCAGGTGTATCGTTGGATTGGGTCGGCTGACTATCAAAGCCGACATACCAATTGTTCTTGAAACGCCCCCCGACATAACCCTCTGGCTTTTTGATGTCCATCGAATCGTTAACCGCTCGACCACGCTTCAGATATCCTGCCTTTGTGACGTTGGCCGGGTCATTGCGAAGCGCAGCATTATGGTCACGCACCGCTGCGTTATAGGCCACTGCGGTCTGGTTTACCTCCCATTTTTCCGGCTGCCCAACTGGAGACACATCGACCAGACGCCCGAGGATTTTGATACCCGTCCGGCGCACCACCTGATCCATATCCTGCTTCGAACTATCCACAAATAACTGAATGGCAGCCAGGAACGGCTGATTAGCTGTGTTGGCCATACTCACGCCCTCAGTTGGATGTTGTAGGAGATAAGCACGTCAGCAGGCTTAACCGGGTTCGGTTGCACTACGCGCCATTTCTTGCCGTCGATTTCGATGCGGTCATCAATACGCACTTCCGTTTCGAACGTGGCAGACAGTTTCTTATCGCCGGTGGCGATCAGAGAGCCATCGATTTCGCGGGAGGAATATTCTGTGATAACGCCGGTGACGGTCGCAGTTATCGCCAGGGTAGTGACCTCTTTCCCGAACTGATCGCGAGTAGTACCGCCGCCTCGGGTCAGCTGGTAGGTTCTGCCGTTCTCGGTCAGCAGCCGGGTCGCGGTGTTGCGCATGCGCCGGTAGTCGATTGCCATATCAGCCCCTTTCGATGCGGATCTGATTGCCACCGACCACCAGCCCTCTCAGCAAGGAGTAGAACCAGGGGAATGATGGCGCAGCTTTGTTGGTACCCGCCTCGTACTGAACAGTTACCGCACCCTCGACGCGCTCCATTGTCACCGCCCCACCACCAGCAACCGAAGGCGCAAGATCAATCTCTTGCGATTCGACAGCCAGGCGGCACTGTGCATCAATCAGGCGCTGCGGGATCGCATCGTTTGGCAGGTCAACACCATCGAAGCGCACGCCGGAACGCGGCCAGGATAGAGGCTGTGATGCGCTGGAACGCTGACCGCGCCAGGCCTTCCCTTCCAGAAAGTCCATTGCCTGCATCAGCATCTGGCCGCACTCACCATCATCTGCAGGAATGCTATATCCGCGCCCGGCAGCAAATGCCCGCAGGTCTGACACGCTGGCGTAGCTGTTGAAACCTGGAGAGTTGGGATCGGCAACCAGCATGGTTATTCCTCCAGACGCCAGTCCAGCGCCAGCCAGTTATCCACTTCATCAGGATGAACATCTGCGCGCAGCGGGCCGCCAGGGAATTCTGGGGTGTCACGTACCATGACCACCAGCTCAATACCCTGCTGAGCTGCAAGCTTTTCCGCTTCACGCTGGGCGCGCTGCTCTTTGGTTAATCCGGCCATTGGGCCTCCTGAAAAACAAAGGGGCCGAAGCCCATTGGGTTAACCCATGATGATGGCGGAATGACGTGGCGCCACAGCAGCCACACCCCATGCCAGACCCACTTCATAACGCACCTGACGGTACTGGCGGTACAGCGCCACCTGGAAGGTGATGCCAGACACCGGGTCGGTCACATTCATGACGTCATCAGCAGTATCGCCACCTTCAGGCATCGCCGGGGTACGGCTGGCCAGCAGGAATGCCCCGCGGTCAAACGCCATGTTCGGTACGAATTCGCTCAACACGGTGACATCAGCCTGATCTGCCAGATCCTGACGGAGGCCCGGCGCGCTAATGGTGATAGTGGAAGACGTAGCCGCAACGACCAGATACTGATTGTCATCACCGGCGAACTTCACCGCAGTACCTGCAGCAATACCGCCGGTGCCGGCAGAAATAGCGATGATGATATCGCCCTCTTTCTTCGCGCCATTGACCTTATAGCCAGCAGCAGCGCTTTTCGCGGTACGCTTGATGCTGAAGGATTCGTGGAGGTTGAAGCCCATGATGCGACCGATAACACCTTCACGCAGCAGCTGGTCGGTTCCCGCTTCGTTCGCTTTGAAGAGGACAGCCTGTTTACCACGGATGGATGCCATCGCTTCGCCACCCAGCACCATACGCAAATCGGTAGTCGGCGCACCGTTATCGGTCAGGATTTGACGCGCCAACGCAGCATCAGTCAGATCGTCTTTAATGCTAAACGGAGTATTCTTCGGCGCGCCAACAGCGCGGGAGGAGTTGAGGTACAGCGCAGCGAGGTCTGCATCCACTTCGTTCGCCAGCGCGCGGAAAGCCTGCTTGAACTGGTCAGCCAGGATGGTGTTGTAGGTACCAGCCGGACCCAGAGCCAATTGCTCTTCACCATTCCATTTCACCGGGGCCATTTTGGATTTGGTGATTTTGACATCCACACCACCGATGGTCTGGTCGCCAGAATTAGGGGCTGACGGACCAGGGACAATATCTTCAGTGGTGGCTGCAGGTGCGACTGGCGCACGTACGTTCTGGTCTTTTGCAGCAGCATCCGCTTTCGCGTCACGCGCCACCGCAGGAATAAAACCAGTTTGCTCGCGGGACACTACGTCCAGCGCGGTATAGATGGTCGGGATCAGACCAGTAAGGGTATTGCCTGCCATTTATGGCTCCTTTCGATTTAATCGACGATGCTGACGCCGTCTTTCAGCGCTGCTTGCTTGCCAGCGTTATCCAGGGAATCAAACGCACCGCGTTTCATGGTTTTTTGCCCAGCCTGATGCTGCGACTGGTGAGAACCGCCGCCGCTGTTACCAGACGCTTTGAGGATGTAATCTTTCTGCGGATGCGACTCGACCAGAGACTCCAGGGCCTCATCAAAGCTGGCTAACTCGCCGGGCTTGGTGCGTGAGAACACCTTATTGCCTTGGCCGTCGTAGGCCACAACCTTCCCTTCTTCGATTTTGAAGTTCTGACCGAAGTAGGAACGCACGAACTCAGTCGGGATCGCCATCTTCTCGGAAATGAACTTAGAGCCACCGAAGCGGCCGCCGATCATCTCGTCGTAGAGTTGAGTTTCCAGTTGCTGGGTCTTGCCGTTCGCCTCGTCCAGTTGCTGTTGGAAAACTTTGGTGATCTCCGCCTTTACCTGGTCAACGGCACCAGCATCGATCAGTTTTTTCTGGTCGATTTTGGTCATCATCTCCAGGGCTTCGAGCGCCTTGGCCGGGTCGGTGATGCCAGAGAATTTCGCGAGATTGGCTTCCGCCGCTTCCTTCGCTTCGCGGTGAGTTTTCGCCTCGCCATTCAGGGAGGTGATTTTGGTCATCGCTGCGACCGCATCGAACGGGATTTCTTTGCCGTCATCGTGAACGAATACCGGCATACCGTTTTCAACGACCACATTTCCGTTAGCATCGAGTTTGAGTTTCATTGTTTTGCTCCGGCCTTCCGGCCATTGGTAATAGGTCATCCGACCCGGTCACCGCGTCGCATCCGCTCAGCGGCAGGCATAAAAAAGGCCACCCGAAGGCAGCCTTGATTAAAATGTTGCAATGATCAGAGCTTATTGATTATTTTCTCTGCGTTTTTTGCGTCTTCTTCTGATGGCTCACCAGATAAGGCATAGGCAATCATCGCAATCATGATGAATTTGCGCTCAGCCTCAGTCAGGGTGACAGTTTTGTCTTTCTCGTTTTGCATGACTAACCCTCAAACGCCGAAGCATCCACGCGGCGCAGTTCGTCCAGGGTGAGAAATTCCCCGGCATCGTTAAACATCTCCGGTACCGTGATTTTGCCGTCACGCAGCATCATCGCGCGGGTAACGCCCAGCACCTGCTCCTGCCGAGCGTACGGCTGCCGGGTAAGCCAGTCGGCGTAACTGGTGTGCGCAGGAATCTGGCCGTCCATCGAGGCGCGTGTGGCGCTGCTCAGTTCGCCAGAGGATATCTGCAACTCTTCCCACGATTTCGTAATCAGGACTTCGCCGGAACGACAGCAGAAGTGGATTTTGCCGGGTCCGCGTAGATACGGGACCACATGCCCCAGCGGCTTGCCGTCGAGCGTGTAGAGCTTGCGGTCGCGAATGATGCACCACTGACTCGTATGAGTATCAAGCGTGGAGGACCACTGCTTGGCCTTCACGATATCGCTGTTGGCCTGGGCGAACTCCTGGCGCGCAGTGGCGGCCATATGGTTCACCGCAGTGCGTGTCACGACGGCAAGGTCGCGGCGGGATGCGTTAATCACCCCATCTTCACGGTTGAGTTTCGGCGTACCAGCGATGCGTCTGACAATCTGCTCTACCGTTTCACCCTGGAGGAAACCGGAGCGTACAGCGTTAGTGATTTTGTCCAGTCGATCCGATTCAAGCTTCTGGCCCCACTCCTTCAGCAATCGCCCCTGGAAGGGCTGCGCCACTGCCGCAGCGTAAACCTGCTCGGGTGCGATGCTCTGGAGCGGAACATGCTGGAGAATCTGCTTGGGTATGATGCTGCTGAACAGGTCCAGCTGATACCCGGCTTCATATTCAACGTAGCGCGTCAGCTCACGCGTCAGCGCAGCGTTAACCGGTTCGTAGGCCTCTGCGTTGAGGTCACGCACACCAGCGAGCAGCGACGCCAGGCGGCGGGCGCTGTACGTATCAGCTCGCTTGCCGTCCAGCAACATCAGCAATTTGGCAGCCAGGTCAGTATCCATTCTGTTCAGCAACGCAACCATGCGCCGAGCGACGCCGGTGCCGTAGCGCGTCACATAAAGGCCATGCGCTATGGTCTCGTCCTGGAGGCGATCGTTTACGGAGCGGGCCATGTCACACCTCGTCCAGTGGTGGCTCGGTCAGTGAAGCGGATTCAGTAAGCAACTCGCTCAGCACTTTGTCCGGATCGGCATCCGGGTCAATCAGGTTGAGCTTCTGAAGCGCCTTTATCGCATCGACACGACGAAGGTCACCACCCTGACGCAGGGACTGAATGGCCAGTGCCGCTGGAGGATTGAACTCTTTCGACTCGACATCCAGTTCGGTGCGGACATCTACGTTACCGCCTTCTGATTCACCGATATACTCAGCCATGATTTGCAGGATGTTGTCGATCGCATCTTCCAAGCTGGTTGCCATGGTGTAGAGCGGTGACTGCTCCTGCATCTTCTCCTCTGAGGTCTGGTCAACAGACTTGGTTGAGGTGTTGTCAGTGCGCAACAGTTTCGCGCCTGCCTGGCGCATCTGCTCCACGAGGTCAGCCAGCGACTCTTTGCCAGCGCCGATGGAAGAGCCAGTATGCTCAACGTATTCGAGTCCCTGCTTTTGTCGGTCACTGAACTTTGTCGCCGAAGAAGAGCCGATGACCAGTTCCTCTCCATCTTCCAGACCGAACACAGTCAGCAACGGCACGCGCGCTACATGCAGGATGTTGTCCTGCTCGCTCTGGCTCTGCCAGTGCTTAACGTTCAGAAGCGCCATGTTGAGCAGCGGCGGTGAGCCACACATAAAGCCAGTGCGCTTGGTATAGAGCGTGACCAGCGTGATGTCTTGCCGGGATGTTTGCCACTCCTCGTGTAGCGACCAGTTCGCCTGGCCGTCGGCACCAGTGGCCTTGCGGTAAATCTGCACCTGCCCGGGCGTCAGCAGGCGAATCTGTTCGACCTTCGTCTGCCCAAAGTCGTCGCCATCCTCCACCACGATCTCTTTGATGCGCAACGCCGTGAGCTGCACCTTGCCGCCGACCATCTTCGACTTCCAGCCGATAACCTGGCGGGGGTTAAGCATCGTGACGTATGGCCGCGCGCCAGTAGCTTTCTCGTCAGCCTTAGTCTTCACCTGTTCGGCATCTATCCGGGGATAATCCACCAGCGCATGCGAAAGGCCGTACTGCATCGCCAGGCTGAAGAATGCCTGCGCCCATACATCGAGGCGACTACCTTCAAGATCCACGTTCTTCGAGAACTCGCGCAGCTGATCTGGGACGTTCTCGCCCAGTTGGATGGGCTCAGCAAAAACGCGGCCAACATTCTGGTTGATCGTCTCTTCATACGCAGGGAGTAACGTGGCCACCGCCAGGCGCTTTTTGTAATCCTCTTTGTCTTCTTTCGGCCAGCGAGGGAGATAAGCCTCGCCAAGCTGGCGCATGTACAGCGTGCCGCCCATCAGAGCGTCGTTAATGTCCCACGCCTGCACCATGTTCCCATAGTCCAGATTGGGTGTTGAAATATCAGGCATGGAGTTAAATCCGTAGGTTGGTGACTTTGCCGACTTTCTTCGGCGGTGAATGCAGCACGGCGTAGCGCGTACCATCCCAGTCGTGGTCTTCCTGCTGGGTGTCTACATCGTCAGGGTTCTTACTGTCGCGGACGAGCCCCGGAACACGGCTTATCCAGCCCCTGCAGTAGTTGAATACGTAGAATGCTGGCTTCTCAGGAGTGCCAGATTCCAGCTTCTTGCCCTCAATGACGGCCTCGAGCATGTCAGCAAACAGGGCCGCGCCGTTCACACGCGATCCCGGTTTCTTGTTGGATGGAACCCATTTAACGCCCTGCGATTCCATCTTCTGGGCAATGGATAATTCATCATCACCGGTGTTGTAGATCGCCCCATCAGCCGGTCCGGGGGTAACCTTCTTGCAGATACCGGGCATGATGTTCAGTTGCCCCTGTGTAACACCGTTGAGCTTTATTTCTTCGGGTTCAGCTAGTTCCTCGCCCACCAGCCGCTTATCAACCCACGCCACGCCCTTGGCGACGTTGGTGGATGACATATTCAGGCCTTTGTTCAGCTCGTCCGGCGGGCAGCCATACCACTCACCAATCAGAATCAGCGACCCGGCAGGCGGGCAAAACTGGCGACCGTCAGGCAACTCAGCGGCAGTGCCGTCGGCGCGAGCCCACCAGAGGTTAGAGAACGGCTTGGATTCACCCCAGTCATGAGAGCGATCAACCGTCCAGCTATCCGGGATGCGGAACGGCTTAATAACGTGCAGCGAGGCATTCCACAGATGGTCAAAGCGACCACCGCTGGTGACATCCCATGAACCATCTACCCAGGCTTTGCGCCGGTTGGGGTCTTTGATAGCCATCAGCGTCGCGATGTACTGAGGATCGAGATACGGGTTCTCTTTGAACGAGCCGTGAATCGCAACGCGCGTCAGCGTTACGTCTTCTTCCCGCTCGGTCTGGGGGTTAAATACCTTTTGCGTTTCACGAATGATGGTGCCGCGGGGTGCTGGTTCGATGAAGCGCTTCTTCACCCAGATATGGCCAATGCCAAACGGGTTGGTCGTGCTGAACGTTTCAAGAGGGATCGGCTTAAGCAGCGAGCCATTATCCAGCGGGTAGTTTTCTGGCCGGAACGATGAGCGCCGGCAGGAGAACATCATCTCGTAGAAATCACCCGACTGCTGCTTGGTCAGCTCGTTGAAGCCGATGAACGGAAACTCCTGACCGTGATAGTCCCAGTAATCGCCCTCTTCTTTACCGAATCGGAACAGCAGCTCTTCGCCAGTCGGCCATACCCAGCGCAACTCAGATGCTGATGCTAGATACCGGGCGCCATCGTTAAACAGGCGGTACATACGCTTTGACTGGGTGATGATGTCAGTGAGGTTTTTATACTCGGTATCGAATATCACGCCACGCCAGAACGAGCCATAGCCCAGACCGACCAGGCGACGGAAGCGCGCCAACTGCGCGGCGGTTTTACCCGGTCCACGAGTACCCTCGTACAGAATTTCGTTACACGGGCAACTCAGGGAGAGCGATTGCGATCCCGGCAAAGGTTTCCAGACGGCTTTGTAATTCATCCACCAAGAACCTCGCTCTGCTGTTTCTGTGCTGCTGCTTCCCAGTCGTCGACGTTATCGCAGGACGGGACCGGCATAATGCTGTGAGTTGCTGTGACCTTCTGTTCAACATGCTCTTTGAACGCCTGCACCTTGATGTGCTTGCCGAGCAGTTCAAGGTTCTTGACCTTATCCGGCCACTTAACCTTTTTGAGGATGGTCTCCGCCGTTTCCTCGTCGAAGTTCTGAATCGTGGTGCTGATGTCCAGACCGGTTAGCGACGTTCGCCAGGCTTTTGGCCACGAACTGATCGGCCTCAGGCTACCGTCGTCGTTTAGAATGTCCAGAACGTCCATCTGGTCGATTTCAACCAAGCGCCGGAGCACATAACCAGCATCGATGCCTACATCCTCGTTGCGCTTACTCTTGAGTTCGGCGATCCTGTTTTGGATGTCAACTTTTGACAACAACTTAGCGGCGATGCGGTTTGCAGTTTTGACGCTGTACCCCGCCCGAATAGCCGCTTGCGTGGCGTTTAAATCGATGAGGTACTCGCGACAAAACATATCCTGTTTTGCGTTGAGTGCCATTTAAATACCTTTGGGAGATGCCTGTGGGCAACGTAAAGGTTTACGCTGGATTGGTTAACGGCGCACTTATGCCAATCATTGAAGATAAAACCTCAGAAGAGATCGTTACTGTCTTCACAGGTGATGATACTGGCGCACCGCCAACATCTGTCACGATTGAGGTGACTACCGAAAGTGGATCAAAAGTCAAAATTTACATACCCAATAGTTCCGCTGATGCCAGCGTTACGGTTGACGGTAAAAGTGTATAATCACGATGGACATGACATTGTGTCTGTCTATGGTGATGGCCTCATATAATTACAACTCTTTCAAAACATTATGGTTGAAGTATGAAATTACAAATCCCAGCTCGTGGCGACATAATTCGGACCAAACGCACAGAAAATATAATGAATGTCAAACTCACCTTTTGGCATTGGGCTGTATTTGTATCACCGAATGAGGTCATTCATTACACGTCACCAAAAAGTGATGCGGGCGGTGATAGCATGAAAATACAACCAACTGACTTTGAAGGTTTCTTGAAGAGAAATAACCATTTTGAGATAGTCGAATTCCCTTCTGAATATCACGCTCAAAAAAAATACTCTCAAGGAGTAAAGTCGTCAAACCATGTAACCAAACAACTTCCTATCAGCCCTCTTAAATGGCTGCTCCCTGGATTTTTGAGCATTCCAATGTCTGCCGCCAAGGTTGCTGCAAAATTAAATTCGTTCAGATATCAACTTGCGACACCCGACCAAGTAGTTGAAAGAGCGAGATCCAGATGTGGAGAGCAAAAATATAATTTCATGTTGAATAACTGTGAGCATTTCGCCGTTTTTTGCAAAACAGGAGTAGCTGAAAGCGAGCAAACTGCTCTATGGAAGTACCTTGAAAGTATAAACATGAAGATCGATAACGTCGGCAAACACTCGAGAAGTATTCATAATCTTATAATGTAAGGTCATAACTAAGCAGAAGGCTTTTTATCCGCCAGGAAAGGATATTCTGGTGCTTGTCCCTTCCAAAATCGCCATTACATTGGCCTGCCCATGGTGATGGCAACAACAAAGCTACCCGAAGGTGGCCTTTGTGATGGCAATGAAAAATAGCCTTTAGACGGTCTTGTATGCGTCTTCTAGAAGTCATTCGTTAAGATGTAGTCTTCACTTTCATAGCCGAGATACATAAGGCGAATGTTTGCATTAGAGTCGATATCAACATCGAGGAGTGCTCCTAAGGGAATTTTAGGGAAAATCATTTCTGACACAGGCCCCCTGCCAATGAAGTAATTTACTTCGCCGTTTTCCTCTTTTATACGTAAAGCATTCACTCTGATTCCAGGCGTAACACGTAACGAAATCGTACAATTTTCCATGGTAACCCCCGTGTTGATGATTTTTTAAATTTTACCACAATCACGGGTTTGACTTGGGAGTCACAATTATCAAGCCCATCCGCAGATGAGCTTTGGAATGGCTACTTATCTGTTTCGGTCGCCATCTCTACTAAGTCAATGAAGTCCTGGCACATATCCAGTCGATGACCATGATCGTCGACAAAGTTATACCCTTTGAATAGCTCTACGATTTCCTCGGGACTTTTCCCATTCAAACGAGGAAACTGCTTTGATTCGTCAACCTGTTTCATCTTCAAATCTCCAGTCAGTAGGATATGATCCCGCTACAAACGTTCTTGAAATTGCCTTTCATGGTGGCGGCATTTATCAGTATTCAGGTGTTCCATCGACAGTACATCTGGGCCTGCTTTCAGCCGGGTCAAAAGGCGTTTACTTTCACCAACACATCAAAAATGTTTACGGCTACCGCAAGGTAGGCTAATCATCTGCGGGGATTCGTCCCCGCTTTTTGCCACTTCCCGTTATTCGACTGTCTCACCGAGTCGTAAATTCGTTCACATGTCATTCCGGCACGGTAGCGTTCGTCAGCGATTCCAGCATAACGTTTAGCTTCTGCTGCAATATCTCCGAGCATGTCGGCGAGCATTCTGGCGTCGGCGTTGGTTGTTTTGCTTCGGACGGTAGCGGCAAGATCTGCGGTGTGCTTTGCGGCGTCCAGGCTGGTAGCGAGTTTTTTTGCTTCGGTGCGCAGCTGGCTAACAGTGGCAGACAGACCAGCAGCAGTGGCAGCAGATTTTGCGGCTTGTGCTTGTGCATCTCTTACAGCCTCATCACGGGCAATAATACGCCCTTGTTCAATCATGCGGGCGGCGGTCTGCGCGTTCGCTGTTCGCGATGATTCCGCGCTATTACGTTCCGCCCACTTTTTTTCCCAGCCTCGGTTACTCCAGACATTTCCGCCGATGAATGCGACGGATACCAGAAGCGCGGCGATAATGATCTGAGAGCGAAAACTCATAGCAATATCACTCCCACAAACAAGAACCATCCCCAACCAGTCATCCCCTTGCATGCGAGTATTCCGGCGACAATGAAGCAGATTGCAGATGGTAAATATTTCACTGGTCTATCCCCCAGCACGTCAGCGCGCTTTCCTGGTCCCGTCTTTCTACCTGCCCATAGCAACCATTTTTCTGGCCTTTGGTCAGACGACAATCGCGGCCGCCGTCTTTAATCCACCAGCGGATCGCTTCACAGGCTCCTTTACGGTCGCCAGCATTGATGCGCTTATAGAACGTAGACGGGAAGCATTTTCCGGGGCCGATGTTATAGGGGCAGAAAGAAGCGATACCTGCTTTCTGCGGCTCGGTCAGCGGAACTTTTATATTTCGTTCAACCCATGCCAGCGCCTTGTCGCGTTCAATGGCGTTCACCTGGGCACATTTCTCAGCTGACAGCTTCATACCCTGGATAACGGGTTTACCATCAACCACCGTGGCGCCACGGCAAATCGTCCAGAGCCCGCCGCCGTCACGATACGCCTGCTCGCTATTACCCTCTTTCTCATCCAGAAACTGATCGAGAATCACGGGCGCGGAAGCCCCGGCAAGAATCAAACCAACGACCGCTGCGCTCAGTTTATTCTTCAGCTTTGGTGACATTGCCATTAAGCCGGTCCTCCCTTTCCTTTTGCCTGTAGTACCAGTTCACTGCACAGGTGATAACGGTGCATGCGATACCGACAATAATTGCCCAGTCGCTCAGGCTTAACCCTGCAATTCTGTCGGCCAACATCCAGGACACCTCTTTTGCTGTTTTAGCTGTTTCGGCGTATGCCTTCGCTGATACACCGCAGCCGGTCAGCGTGGTGCCTGTTCCATATGAAAGTCTGCTGTAAATGGTGCTCATTCTGGTCATAGCCTCACCTCCGATTCTTCGGATGGCGCTGTGTGTGTATGAAAAGGGTCAGGCTTCACGGGCTGGATTTATCAACAAAGCACGTAGCGGATGATTCCCGGAAGCCTGAAATAAAAAAGCCCCAGCGGGTGCCGGGGCTTGAAGTTGATTTGAGTTAATTAATCAAGTCGTTCGTCAGTACATTTAAACAGTACTCGAGATTTAATCAGTGCGTCCACGCCAGCAAAGGCATTATCTTCTTCTGGGTATGGAACAGACAGGGTATCTTGCTTATCGATGGTAACCATCAATATCCCCGCTTCTTTCCAAATGTAAACTTCCACATAGACGTATTGATCATTACTTGCTGGAGAGTCTTCAACTGCTGTGCTGATCAAAAATTGAAGACCATAATTATCATCAAGAGGCATGACAGATAATGGTCGAGACTCATAATTCTGCTTACTATTTATTACACCGCAAGTTACATACGCCCGCTGGGAGCCATCAGCTTTGACATAGTGATTGTCAGGAAGCTTTAAAGACTCTTTATAACTTCTTACTATTTTATACCCGTACTCATGCAACTCAGTTTTGCGTTTGAGATATTTTTGCTCAAGCGCCTCTCTACTGGCTCTAATGTCATCGTAAGTAATGTCCATTCCTTTCTCCAAAAGGTCATCTGAAACGAACATTCTTGACTCCTTTTCTCACCAACGCGTTGACGTTAAACAATTAAAACCTCCAGAAACGCAAAAGCCCAAGGCGTTAACCTCGGGCTCGAAAACTCATTTACTGCCAATGCATACAACAATGGCACAATATCAGATTTACACGAAATATACCCATTTCAGTTCGGTTTTGCAAGACTTACATCCAAATTTGTCGCCTTTTGTTGTGAACGTGATCGCGAAACGGAAAGCAAGGATTGATTATCAAGGCGTGAGAATGCTTGTTTCATCGCCAGCCAGTGCGGGAGGTAGGTTTCAGTCCAAGTTGGCTTTGATACCCCTACCAGTTGCGCCAACTGCTGGTACTCGTATGTGCTGCGCCCAGCTAGTTCTGCTTTCACATCCTGAGCAGCAAGCCAAATTAACGCCTTCAACCGTTCGATGGTTTTACCAGCTATCTTTCGATCCCCCATCTGCGACTTGAATTCAGCCCACGCCCACTGCGTAACCTCAACCTGATTATCCCAGCGCACATTCTCGCTGTAGTTCCATAGCAGCCAGGCCTTCTGGTGTTCTTCGAGTGACATCAGCGCGCGGCGCCACGATGCAGTGGAGTATTCAACCGGCTGCACCAGCGGAATATGCGATCCCTTGGCATGCGACTGTTTACCGGGGATTGGCGGGTTATCCAGAGTTATCATCTCGCCAGTAACCTCATCCTTCACCTTCATCTTCTTCCGCTTAAAGGTACCGGTATCGAACTGCGCGTTCTCAAGCCAGGCCATTAACTGCCCTTTCGTCGCACCACTCAGATCGGCGGTGGCCACTATCAGCTGCTGGCGCACGTATTCGAGAAATTGAGTGTTCATACAGCACCGCCTATGGTTTTGATGTAATTCTTCAGTATTCGGTAGTCCGTCAGTGCAGAGCCGGGAAAGTGGTATAAGCGCAATCGTTGCCAGCGAACGCGGAGGTGATCGGCAAAGTAGGATTCGAATGTCATGCGGCCTCCCTTGCTTTGACGAGTTGTCGCCTCAGCGCGCTGTAATGCTTTCTGATGGCTTCGAGTTCTTCGATGGTGTATCGGTGCGGGGTGTTATTGTTTTCGAGCGCCTCAACGCGTTCAGCCCCAATTTTCTCTATAAGGCCAAGGCGGTACTGCTGCTGATTGCCCGACAGCTGAACGTTACAGTGGTGGCACTGTTTACTGATATTGTCTTCGTGATAGCGGAGATGTGACGCTTTCCCACGTGAGCGGTAATGCCCGGCTTCCCACTGGACGGTGTCGAACGTCCCACAACTGATGCATGGCAAATCATGGTCACGCTCGCGAATATAGTCATTGACGACGCGCTGGGTTAAATCCTCCCAGTGCTTCAGCGGCTTAACTGCAGCTTTACGCTGGCACCAGGCGGCTCGCTCTTTCTTCTCAGTAGCGCGCTGTTTGGCGGACTCTTTGCGCTTAGCGTCTTCACGGGCTTTTCTGGTCTGCTCTTTCCCGACTGCGCTGGCGCATTCGTAACCGCAGACGGTCTGCGTATCGCGTACAGGGTGGAACCACTGGCGGCATTCTTTGTTGGCGCACTTGCGGCGAGGTAACTTTTTCAGAATGGCAGGCATTGTTGTCCACCTCCCTGAATGGCGTTTAACTCTCTACGATGCGCGTTTAGATAGCTATTCCAGTGTGCCTGCCGGATGATGGCGGCCTGCTCTTTCTGAAGGGCTGGCTCACGAATGGCTTTTCCTTTTCGGTTGTGATCCTCCCGGATAACTTCACCCTTAACATGAAGGGCCTCGCATAAAGGGCAATAATCACGGGTCTCCATACCACCCGCTCTGCCTGAGAAAAAGATATTGCCGTGCCATGTTCCGCAGTCAGCGCACATCGGCGCGTCGCACGTGAAAATTCCCCGAGCATTGCTGAGGTGGTGGTTTTTGTCCTCATCAGCATCCCAGCCAATGATCCCATCGCATAGCAGGGTTGCAGGTTTACCGCAGAACAGGCATTTCGCTGATTTAGCCATGCTCACCCCCAGACCTTTTGCCGAAAGGTTCTTGGTGTACGCGCCAGATGCTCGCATTCAGGTAATTTTGCGCTAACAGTCCAGGTGATATTGTCGCGGTTCAGGCTGCGCTCGACTTTGACGCCGCGGCGCTGGTAGTTCGCCACCAGCTCGTCGGCCTGTTCGGTTGTGCATTCGTGATGGTGAAACCAACTTATTTTCATCGCCATCACCCCGCAAAACTCATTAGCTGCGATGCGGCGTTTTCCGCTTCACGCTGATCCTTAAATGCCCTGGACAATACCCAGCGCCACAGAACATCGAGCGCGGCTTTGTACAACTGCTGGAACTCGGTTTCCTCCATGTTGGCGAAGGCAATGCTGCGAGGGTGTTTACGAAGGGTGCCGTCGGGCAACTGTATGGCGTCGTAGTGGCCAGACTCGACTATCACCCATGCTCGATATGCGTCATAGGATTTACAGATGCTGATGCTACCTGCACGCTTATCGGCGATGCGGTCGAGATATTGTTCGGCAGCATCCAGGAGCGCGGCTTCGCTTCCCGCGAATGAGGCAAGAAATTTGGCGTAGCCGGTTACCAGTTTGCGCTCGTTCGAAGAGATCGCCCCGCCAGTAGGTTCCCAGTATTCAAACCCGAGATTCAGGAGCGCAAAGAAACGGCGATGGAATGCGGGATTCCTCACCTGACGAAATTCGGCTACCAGCACGGCGCCGAGTTTGATTTTTGATTGCAGAATATCGCTGGTCTCCGGCGTAGCGGGGATCAGGATTCCTGATGATTGCTTAATGAGTTGTAGTTCGTGCGCCATGGTACTCTCCGTGGCGCATAAGGCTGTCAGTTGTTCAGGCTGACACTGACATTATGTACAGGTGATAATGGAAAATCAATGCAATAAAAAACCCGCCGATTCGGGTTAATATTTAAAGCGATTTTCCGGGGTGAGCGCGTATTCGTATGTGAAGTTGAATGCCTCGCTTTCAGTGTTGAATCGGCGTTCGGTGATATCACTCCAGCGCTCTCCCCTGAAATACTTCTGAGCTACCCATTTTCCCTCGAACGGGAATACGGCATATGCGCCGACATACCGGTTATCAGCATGCGGATCCGGATATGACTCACCTTCTGCCAGAACGTAAAACTTGATGCCGCTTACAATGAGACAGCCCATTACTTCTTCTCATTCTGCGCAGCCATATCCAGATAGCGCGAATCGGATGCTTTCGGCAGCGTCAGGCTCTGCTCGCGGTAGTAACGAACGCGCTCCATGAAGTATTCGCGAAGATTCTCTGGCTGCTCGCGGGCCACCTGCTCAGCGATAACTGGCATGTTTAGGCGTTCTTTGTACGCCACACCAGAAGCAGCAAGGTCAACGTTCACCTTGTCCTGTTCTTCTTTTGATTTTGCTGCGATGTTATGGCTAGACATGATGAATCCCCCTCAATGCTTTGAGAAGGATTATACAAAGAAAAACCGCCGAAGCGGTTTTGTAGTTTTCAAATATTCATCTCAATATCTGGCTAGTTGATATCAAATGCCAGTGGATTTGGGCGAACAGCGTTTATTTGTCCAATGGCCCATTGATGATTGTAGGCGGTTCCTACAGGTAGAAGATACCCGTAAGTACCATCTTTAAGCGTCACATGCATACACAAATGGTCTCCACCATCTATATCGTAAATTGAGCCTTGAGGAATAAATTCCTCAGTTTTAATCAGTGTTATGCCGTTATTGCGTGGAAATATATAGTGATGCATTTTATAGCTCCTTTGTCGATTGGAGCCCAATTATATCAAGTTTAAATCTACGTCATTGAAGTAGCAGGAGTTGTTACGTCCTGCCCTGAAACTCAGACTCTAAGCCGCTATTTGTTTCGATTGGCATAGTTCCGGCAAATTAGCACGCACCAGCGCTTCAGCGAACGGCGGTGGCACCGCGTTACCGCAGCGGGCAACCTGTTTATCCTTCGCGTACTTCTTGCCCCGGTAGTCCTGGTCGATGATGTACCACTCTGGGAAGCCCTGCGCGCGGTATAGCTCGTGTGGTTGCAGCATACGCATGCCAATATCAACTATGCGGTAAGTTATGCCGTCAACTGTCACCAGCCCGTCGCAATCCTCGCCGCAGTATTCTCGCAGAAACTCAAGCGTCTGCTGCGCGCGATATTCGTCGTATTCATCGACAGCAAGAGTGGTTTTTACCTCCCCTACGTGCAGCCCGCCCGCCGTCACCGTTGGCATTGGCTCGCTGGTTGGCTGCCCGTCCCGGCAGGTACCGCGCAGTTTTACCAGGTGAGAGGTGATTGCAGCATGATGATTTCCTGTCGTTACAGTATGAGCCGGATTGTCCAGTGTGCCGCCGGGATGTCCTGTGTTATTGACCATCAAATGCGCAGCGACAACTGCGTGGTGATCAACCGTTGTAACTGAATGAACAGGTTCATCTAAACCGACACCCGGACCCGTATAGTTACCGCCGTAGTGCTTCGCCAGGAACGCACTCACCGTCGCGAATTTATTTCCACCTGCAGTAACGGTCCCCAGCGGGTTATCCAGTCGCAACACTCGCGGCTCCTGTCCTGGACGTTCGCCATAACCCATCTGGATCAGCGTGGGTGTTACCAGTTGAGATTTGCCGCCACCGCCAGCGGTGATGGTTGCGCTCGGTTCGTCTGCCCGATGGCCGACGCTGGCACCGAACTGTCGGGCTATCACTGGCGCAACCAGACAGGCGCGGGATTGCTTCAGAATTGTGTGAGCAGGTTTATCCAGCGGGCGCGGTTTAGCCTGGTATTCACTACCACCGTTACCCGCCAGAAATGGTGTCAGCGCAGCCTCAACAATACCGAGTGCATGCCCATTCCCGCCCGGGCGTTTAGATGTGCCAGCAGTTACCGTCGGGACAGGTTCGGTGAGGGGTTGGCCGGTTGCACCAGTGCGAAACTTTGTAAGGTGCGGAACGGCTAACGCGTAGCCATGGGTTTTGGTAATGGTCTGCAATGGCTCACTCAGTGCCTGCCCACGGAAACAGTCGTATTTCCCTTTGGTCGTAGTGTGGTTGCATTTCACGATGAACGGCGATGCACTGTCGATAACAAAGCGCTGTATACCGCGCGCGATGCGCTTCAGGGTATTTTCTGCCAGCGGTTTTTTGCGGTCGAAAATCGACGGTGCCGGAATTGTCCAGTCGATACACTCCGCAGCTGTACGCCATGGTGCCAGCCTGCCAGCCTGAACCGCAGGTGATTTCGGATCCCCATGCGTTGGTTCCGGCCACACAATCGGCTTCCCATCACGGCGCATGACCATGAAGAAACGTTTTCTGATTGTCGGTGCGCCATAGTCGCAGGCGCGCAGTTCGCGATACTCCACGACATAGCCCAGACCTTTAACCAGCCGTGCGGCATCCTCGCTATCAAGCGAAATATTCAGAAACTCACAACATTCAGCCAGCGCCGGATGTGATGCAGAAATACCTGTCGTCAGCATTGCGACAAAGGCGTTAAAGGTCTCACCGATACGCGCCGGGTCAGGACGCTGTTCGACTGGTTCAGGTGGTCCGATAAATTCATCAAGGAAGCGATCCGCGTGACTGATGAATGGCATTTCGCGTAATAATGGCCCCCACGTTTTAAACTCTTCGACGTTCTCCAGTTTCATTACCCGCGGCTCAACATCCAGCCCCCAGCGTAATACTACCCAGGCCAGTCCGCGGATCGCTTTCTCAACAGGTTTAGCGCCTTTTGCTTTAGAAAAGTGGCGGCAATCAGGAGAAAACCACGCCAGCGCCACCGGACGACCCGCGGTAGCTACCTTTGGGCGAACCTCATACACAGACTCGCAGTAGTGCAATGTATCAGGGTGGTTCGTTGTGTGCATCGCCACGGCGTTCTCGTCGTGGTTGATAGCAATATCAACGCTGCGACCGATTGCCAGCTCAATTCCCGTACTCGCCCCGCCGCCGCCGGCAAAGTTATCAACGATGATTTCTCTCACGCGTATTTCTCCATAGCGATGGCCAGTGACCGGGCCGCAGCGATTATTGACGGTACCGGCATTTGTTCCAGCCACATGCGGTTGATGTGATGCTTCAGGCGGCGCTGGTGATGTGCCGGAAGATCCCCGGCACTTTCAATCTGGCTATATACCATTCCTACTTCGGCAGGCCAGACAGTTTCCTCAACATTCACCAGCAGCAGGTTTTCCAGCTCAATTATCCGGTTCGTGGCATATTGCAGTAGCTGATCCATCACTTCGTCTCCCGCCATGCCCGCTTATTACATCTCGGGAAGCGTTCTAGCCTCCATATCCAAATCATCCACAACATCTTATTAAATTCAGGTAGTGCCCGATAATCATCAGCACTCATTTCGAGGGCCTTGAATCGCCACTTTGCCACCTTGACCACCCGCCACAGCATCACCATACAAAACAGAGTGCAAACAACAAGGAAACCGAAAAAAAGATAAGTACTCACCTCACTCCTCCTGCTGCGGTGCTGCTGGCAGTGGCATCCAATGGGTTACCAATATGTGCTCTATACAGCATGCGGCGGCCACATCTACTCTGTCGAAAAACAGCCCTGAATGCTCATCAAAGAACGATACAAAGCAATGCCCCATCCTGTTCCTGGTTAGAACCTCCTGCTCGTCTTCCGGCATCCGCTCGCTGCACTTAATCCAGCCATCCTGAATCACCGGAGAGTTGCCATCGGATAATGGCATATCCGGCCCCTTGCGTATCGCCTTTGACAATTCGATAGGGTCATCGTAAAGCCAGTCGCCAGTTTCCGGATGATTTGCTTTTGCCAGTTGTGCTGCCCATTCCAGCCCGTCTTTGTGCCCTTGCAGGTAGTCCAGCGGTAATTCATCGCAATTACTTGCAGGTTCGGCACCCTGAAGCATGGCGGCGCGGCAAGCGTTCCAGCCCTCCCACATCCTAACGAAATCATGGGCTAACCATGCGGAATATGCCGTTACTGCATATCCGGTACCGCAGCGGGTGACATGCTTCGGCATTTTGAATGTTCGCTCGAATGCATCTCGCGGATCTTCATCCGGCACTACCGGCGCTCTCGGCTTGCCCTGGCTATCTGACGGCGCTAACGGAGCGTTTCTCAGTACAGTGGCCAGCATTTCAATATCTACTGGTGCAGGCTCAGCACCAAATGCCGCAATAGCCCCATCAATAACCTTCACAGCATCAGCCATTGCGTAGCCGATATTACCGCCGTCGCTTTGTGCTGCTGCTTTGCTGAGTATTTCGCGTATCTGGTGCAGGCGATCGAGTGATACAGGACCGTGCGCCGGGTGGTTAGTTGTCATGGTGTGCTCCAGTTATCTTCAATCGCCACGCCAAGTCGGTGTAGCCAGTCGGCCAGCTTCAGCATCGCTTCTCGTTCGCTTAATCTTTCTGGAAAGTCGGTAAGCTCGACCATCGGTTTAAACCGACCAAACGCATCGTTCTCAACAACAAGTTTTTGCTCAAGCGTGGTCTGCTTAACTTTGCTGTGATGCCGTAGCAGGTAAACTGACTTTGATTTTTTGGTTTCTGGGTCGTATTCGTAGGCAGTGAGTATCATCTGGCTACCGCCGCGATTCGTTCCTCGCCACATATCTCACTCCTCCTTCACGCCAATGCCAGCGGCGCGGAGTGCTTCTATGATAATATCAAGCCCCTGATTAAATCCGATAGCCTCATAAAACTGTTTTGTGTGCATGTCCGGTGAATTGCGATATTGGGGCAGCGTCACTATCCGAGCCTCCAGTTCTGCCATGCGCTTCTCTGCGGCTTCCAGTTTCTTGTAGAGTTCATCCCAGCTTGTCGAGTTATCCAGGACCAGCTTCGTAACTCGATCTTCACGTGATTTGTAATGTTCCAGCTCATCCAGCAGTGCCAGCAAGGTTTGTGAATGTATGTCCATGTTGAACACGCCATGCTCTTGGGCTTTCTCTGCTGTCTGGCGCAGCGCCTGTTTGTTTAGTGCTGTCATTGGGCTGCTCCTTCCAGTGAATCAGGCAATTTGGTGTAATGCGTTACACCGCGCAGAGAGTTAATCGACCGAGAATGGTCAGCCAGCCATATTTTATGGATGTTGGTGTTACTACCTGCGCAGAAGTTGTGTTCCATCCACTTAGCAGAGCAGTATTGCGGCCCCACATCAGTTTCGTAACGAACCCAATAACGCCCAAATTCTTCTGGCTCGCTACCTTCAATCCAGACTTGCGCCCGCACTTCAGCCAGGAAAGCGTCGGTAGCTGGCATAAACAATGCTGATTTAGCATCAAACATAAGTGATTTTGCGGGGTTGATTGACTTCTCTTCTGGAGAAATACCACTCATTGCAAATTGATTGACCATGCGTTCAACCACTTCACGCAATGCTGCATTGTCTACCGCCAGGGCCTCGCTATGCGTATTCTGCTTTTCATTCTCCCCCGCCAGCTCCCTGCACTTGCTCTCGGCGTTAGCGAGCTGTACTGCCATGTCTGTGACTTCAGCTTCAAGGTTTTCAGTGTATTCAATCAGGAGATCGATTCTTTCCGGCGTTACGGTTTTAACGTATTTGCAAATCGATGACGCATAATTATCATCCTGGAGTGTGCCAGCCAGGCCATTACAAAATTTGCGGTTCCCTTTTGTCGCCTTGATATCGGCGATGATTTTTTTAACATCTGGTTTCATGCTGATGCTCTCCCGTAAAACGCCAGTACACGCTGCATCGCCGGACTTGTGCGGCAAACTGATGTGACCATGTTTTTGCTCGTGTTCGATTTGAACTGCTTGATGTTCAGCTCCCCGCCGGGCTGAAGTGAATAGACCGGGCGATGCGGCTCGCCAGTGCGAATTACCACCGATCTTCGTACCAGGTGAAGCAGCAGGTTGTGTGCCTTCTTGCAGTCGCATCCCAGAAGGTGCTGAACCTGACGCGGCGTTACGGTCTGGTTAACCCGAAGAAAATCGACAATTGCCCATAGTGATTTGCTTGCCATAGAGATTTCCCCCATTAGACCAGACCGGCGTTTTTGCGTTGTTTGTACTGAGCCATCAGCATCTCTGCAGGCGTTGGGCCAGTAGCTGCTTTCGGCGCTGCAAGTGCGCGACGGATTGGCGGTACCGGCTTATCGGACAGTGCTCGCTTTTCCCAGTCATGCAGGATGTCACCAGCGGCTCGGATAAGTTCCTTCTCACTGAACTGTCCCTCTGTTCCACGACGGCGAAGCTCCAGGCAGACGTGGTAATACAGCGGGTTTTTATCCTTCCATGGGAACTGCTCACTGGTCGGATAGCGAAAAACAAGTTTCCGCCAGCGCCAGTATTCGCTCATGATGTCGTCCACACTGACACCCAGCGCACCACTCCCCTCACGGCACCACGAAATAAACTGACCCGGCGACGGCCAGAACGGTGACTGGCTGGATCGGGCCTTCTGCATCCCGGCGGAAAGTTGCTCACGGGAGGTGATGCCTGACTCAGCAAAAGCCGCGATCCATTGCTGCTTTGCAACGCGAATATCAGCGTCAGTACGTAGGTTCGTCTGAGTGGATGCCGGGAATACCTGCATGAGGTTTTCAAAAAGCATATCCACCAGCTTTTCAGCGTCAGCGTTTACAACCTTGCGTCCGTCGTAAGAATCTCCAGCCATGCGCGATAGCATTTCGCTGTCGCGATTCTGAATTGCACGATAAAGATCCGGGGTCATAAAAATTTCTCCCATGCTTCAGGACTGTTCCAGTGCGGGCCAGTTTCGGATTTGTTTGCGCTGACATCTGTGCGTGGCTTACGGGTAGTGTCTTCGCTGTGAAGGGTTAACGTGTCCCACTTGGCGCGGAGCTTTGCGGGGGAGAGAATATTTTTGTACCAGAACGAGTCTTTGCAGGCCCATCGGAACAGCTCACAAATCTCTTTGTGGGTGCGTCCGTCCAGTTGGCGCATCAGGCGTATTTCATTCGCCCAGCCAGCCATATTCGGTTTTTTCAGGGATGGTTTGGTGATGTCGCGCAGCGCCAGCATCCACTCTGCACAACGGAGATCGTCAGATGTCCCCCACTTGTCACCTTTCGGAGTCTGGACAGCTGCATCAGGAACAATTTTTGAAATTCTCTGACGTACATTAAATACGTTAGTATTTAATATTACTTCTTGTTCATGATTCTCGGGCTTAAGCGCGCCCTTATGCTCTGGGTTATGCTCGGCATCCACTCCCGAAGCCTCGCCATTGCTGGGTTCGTTATGCGCGGGGCTATGCTCGCTGTTATGCGCGGCGTTATGCGCGGGTAAATCGTCCATTTTTTGAGCGTAATGCGCAAAATTTGTGATGGTAATTACAGTGCCTTTTCTCTTCTCGCCAGCGGTTGAAATCATCCCTTCTTTCACGAAAAGAGACAGCATTCGATCCACTGCATGACGGCTTGTTGGCTCCCCATTTCGGTCGCATAATTTCAGCCCGAGATCTGCCGACGTGGTCACCAGTTGTCCGGTTTGTAATGGCCACTGCCGGCCTTTAAAGTTTGCCGTGTAGGGCTGGCGGGCGGCGCCCAACAAAAGGTTCTCCCATAGCGTGCGCAGGAAGACATCTTTAGCCCAGGGCTTCTTCAGTACACTCCGGTACAACGGGATGAATCCGGTCTTCTGGTTCTCCATCCGGTTGCTCCTGACGGCGGTACGCGCCGCAAAATCGGCGTAGGCGACATTCGACATAGCTATGCCTCCCTTGCCTGGTATTTTGAAAAACTCTTTGTCATAATGACCTCGCAATGAGTACGCAACGAATTGCACCTGAAAGCCGTTGGTGTTCGCGCACCGCGGCTTTCGCCTTTTTACTTCTGACGTTCTTCATCGATACCTCACAAAAGACCGGGCGCTAACGCTGCAAGACCGCTAAGAACCTGCCCCATAGCTTCGGCTGGAAGCATTGCCAGCATCTTCTCGATGCCCTCTCTAACCTCTTTCACCATCTGGTGCTGCGGAGCGTTAAGCATCAGTGCCTGCTTTGCTTCGCTTATTTCTTTCTCCATTGCCGCATACCGAGACATGAAGTCATCCTGTGGAACCAAGCGCCCACGGAACTCCAGAGGAAGAACCGCCAGAATCGCCGGGCTCAGCAGCTGGATGTTGCGCTGTGCCGCCATGGTGGTCCCGTCGAGCCAGCGAAACAGCTTCTGACGGCTACGGCTGAGGTCATCAGGGAAATCCAGCGCGCCGCCACCCTGGCGCTCCCACTCCTCAACGATTAGGCCTGCGACAACATCCTGATTGTTGATTGAGGCTGCCCAGGCGCGAACGGCATCACGGATATGTTCCGGGGAAACATCAGTTGCTTGCTGATAACGGTTTATCAGTGACTTAGATTCAAAAGCTGTATTCTGGCGATACATAAGTGATTGCATGATGATTTCCTTTTCGTTGTTAAGCAGCCGAGTTACGCGGCGCCGCAAATACCAAGCTCTCTTTTAAAACCGGTGCCTGACGATGAAAGCTATGGGTTGCCGTTTCGATCGCAGATGCTTTTTCAGGGGAGGCCCGGCGATTCCCATATGCAATCTGGTCAAGGTAGCCAACGGTTGTTTTAGCCAGCTTTGCGAGCTGGGACCATTCATCAGAGGTGGCGCCTTTGCGCCAACGAAGAAGTTCATTACTCATCGGTGTCTCCTGTGGGTGTGTTGGATCGGAGTTTAGCGTTATGCTAAATAACACGCAAGAAAGATTTAGCAATTTGCGCATTTATCATTTTGCTATAAGCAGTGAAAATGAAGGGATGGAAAATAAAGAGATTAGAAAAGCCAACCTTGAGGCACTGTACGAACAGCGGCAGACAGATAGCGGAATGACTAAAGCACAATTTGCTGAACTCATTGAAACCAGCCCTGCCGCTCTTAGTCAGTTACTTGGGGCAAATCCAAATCGCAACATCGGCGATAAGTTGGCTCGAAAAATTGAAACTGCGCTGAATCTACCGTTTGGTTGGATGGATGTGCTACACACCCCTGAAAGCGACGGTAACGTGAAATACCGTGGAATTAATGAGACGAAAGGAAGCTATCCTGTAATCAGTTGGGTAAGCGCGGGACAATGGATGGAAGCTGTAGAACCTTATCATCGCAGAGCTATTGATCGCTGGTACGATACCACCGTTGCTTGTTCTGAAGACTCATTCTGGCTTGATGTTAAAGGCGACTCCATGACCTCTCCGGCAGGACTAAGCATCCCAGAAGGAGCAGCGATTCTTGTTGATCCTGAAGTCGAGCCTATCAATGGTAAATTGGTAGTAGCAAAGCTTGATGGTGACAACGAGGCTACATTTAAAAAGCTCGTTATTGACGCAGGTCGTAGGTTTTTAAAGCCTCTAAATCCTCAGTACCCAATGTTAGAAGTTAATGGTAACTGTAGAATCATAGGTGTTGTGGTTGACGCGAAAATTTTGAACATTCCTTAACACAGCACTAAAGAGTGAGCCCGCACAATGCGGGCTTTTTTTTGTCTTCAATCCAGCCTTACAAAAAAATTTAAGCGCTTATTAATCAATGAGCTAAATTCCTCGCACAAACTATTTAGCGTTTTGCTATTGATAATGATTTAGCAACACGCTAAATTCACATCATCGCGAAAACAAACGCGCATAAGGCATCACAATGTTCCGCCAGCCTGGCGACAAGGGCAAACACAGAAGTGAGCTTCGCGGTGGTGAACTGCAGAGTTAAAACGCTCAACTGTGAAGATCAGCATCACGGCACCACCAGCGAAGTTCACTCAGCAATAGTGGAGAACATCATGGTTCATCAGCACTACGGTACACAGACGGTAAACCGCGGCGCAGTTCAGCCTGGAATGCTCGTCAAACACAAAGACTCAACCTGGACAGCATCAGCTAATGCTCGTGGTCGTTTGTATCTGCATCGCGGCGTTGAGATGACTTACACCAGGGATTTGCTGGTTGAAGTTTATCTGAACGGTCTGGGGAATGGCCTCAGCCATTAACGGAGAGAGTGTCATGCAAGACAAGAAATGCGGTTATTGCAGCAAACCGGTTAAACCGGAAGAAGTAATCAAAAGCACACTTCTCTATCGCAACGGCTCACAGCTGGCGCGCAAAGAGAAAGAGTATTGCTCCAAACGTTGCGCTTCGCACGACCAGATGGCTCACGAAGGCTAACGTAAAACCCGCGCAAGGCGGGATCTACGTCCGGTGCCACCGACCAAAGTTACACCGGAATTTATAGCAAACCAAATAAGACACCCAATGGGCGCTATCAATGGTCCGGGGATTCTAACACCCAAAAATGAGGATCTCACATGGAATTCTTTTATGTGGTCAAGGCCACTCAGAAATCCGGTAAGCAAGATGCAGTGATTTGGTTCACTGCAAAAACTGAGGCTCGCGCCAACCTGATGCTGGATGTTGCTCTGGAAGATGCTGGCATCGAAACGGGCCGTGGTAAGGACTACGCCAAACCAATTCGCACTGATTTCCCGGTTGTTGACGACCTGCCAGAAGAAGGTGAGATTGATTTCATCTGGTGTGATCGTTACGAACTTGCCGAAGACCAGCACACCTGGAACGTAAAATTAAAAGCGGACGATGCGGCGCTGGAAGAAAATAGTCAGGCTGATGATAATGTCGTTAATAGTGAAGTCGGTACTGTAGAGCAATCTCAGCTGACAGAGCAACCGAATCTGACCGTTGTTGCCACCCTGCCTTTCCGTCAGCGCGTACTGGCTCAGTTCATCGGTAATGGTGAATATCTCTATCACGTCGACGCTGGGCAGAAAAACGAGATTGTCCGCCTTGAGATGGACACTGATGACACGTACATCCAGAACCTGCTGCTGGCTGCTGAGAATGTGGAGGCATTCAAAAAAGCCATTGAGCACGATATTCATAAAGTCGTGAATGCTGTTATGACTGTCTTCCCTGTCGACGGTAAAAAACCGGAGCTGGCAACCGTTATCCAGTTCCTGACGGTGTGGTTCAAAACTGAATACATCGATCGCGGCCTGCTGGTCAAGGAATGGCAGAAAGGCAACCGTGTAACAACCATTAATCGCACACCTACAGGTGCGAACGCCGGTGGCGGTATTGCCTCTGACCGCAAATTCCCGCAAACCATTCTCGGGCTGGAGCATGAAATTGCTCTGGCGTTACGTGCCCGTGACCGCGAATTTGATATTTACAACGTCCCGCTGGATATAGAACTACAGGCAAACTCCATCATGAATAAGATGGACGATCCCGAATGGCTGGCGACTCGAGAGAGATTCGTTTCAATGCCTGGTAGCCTGGACTACTCACGTGCCTGCATTATCGCAACAGTAAAAACCACACCAGAAGGGCTTTATGCTAATCCTGTAAAACACCAAGAATATTTGAATAGAGTACTGACGGAAACCGACCACGCCAACCCAGATCCATTGCTCGTTGATATAGCCTGCGGTCGTTCGTCTATGCCTGTACCTATGAAACAGGAAAAAGTAACAGCTGAAGAGGTAAACAAAATTCTTGCAGCTTCCCGCGGCGAATATGTTGAGGGGATTAGTGACGCTACAGACCCGAAATGGATCACAGAAGACCTCGCATCAACCGCCCAACAAAAAGATGACCGTTCACCACTTAATGAGGAAACCACCGGCAATGTGCAGATGGAAGAAACTGTCAGTGATGAAGAACAGACTGGTAATGAAGTGCAGTCAGGCGAAAGCAGTCTGGAAACTGGTGAAGAGTCACATACCGGCCAGCAAGCCGATGTGAAACAAAAACCAGAAAATGCGCATCAGAATGATGAATCTGCGCATCAAAACGCCCAAAAAGTGAATCAAACCGAGCCAGAAGCGCAATCTGACGAACCGGCTGTTGTGTATCCCGCTTACTTCGAGCCAGGTCGCTATGAAGGTCTGCCGAACGAGGTTTATCACGCAGCGAACGGGATCAGCAGCACGCAGGTAAAAGATGCCCGCGTTAGCCTGATGTACTTCAACGCGCGCCACGTTGCCAAAACGATCACCAAAGAGCGTTCTCCGGTGCTGGACATGGGTAACCTGGTTCATGCACTGGCGTTGCAGCCAGAGCAGCTCGATGAGGAATTCAGCGTTGAACCGGTAATTCCGGAAGGCGCATTCACCACGACGGCAACGATCCGCGCGTTTATCGATGATTACAACGCAGGTCTGCAAGCGCTGCTGAGTGCAGATGAGATCAAAGCCTTGCTCGAAGAATACAACGCCACTCTGCCAGCACAGGTGCCGCTGGGTGGTTCAGTCGAGGAAACTGGTCAGAGCTATATGTCGCTTCCTGAAGAGTATCAGCGTATCGAAGCGGACCAGAAGCAGACCGCAGCGGCGATGAAAGCCTGCATCAAGGAATACAACGCCACTCTGCCAGCACAGGTGAAAACCAGCGGTAGCCGTGATGCGTTACTCGAGCAACTGGCAATCATCAATCCTGACTTGGTTGCACAGGAGGCGCAGAAGCCCCAACCACTGAAAGTGTCCGGTACCAAAGCGGATCTGATCCAGACCGTGAAGTCTGTTAATCCGGACGCCGTCGTTGCCGACGAACTGCTGGATGCCTGGCGTGAGAATCCGCAAGGGAAAGTGCTGGTCACCCGTCAGCAACTGAGCACCGCGCTGGCTATTCAGTCGGCATTACTGGCACACCCAACCGCCGGGATGCTGCTTCAGCATCCGAGCCGCGCTGTTGAGGTGAGCTACTTTGGCTTTGACGACGAAACCGGTCTGGAAGTCCGCGTTCGTCCTGATCTGGAGATCGACCTGGACGGCGTTCGCATCGGTGCCGACCTGAAAACCATCAGCATGTGGAACATTAAACAGGAAGGTTTGCGCGCCAAACTGCACCGGGAAATCATCGACCGTGATTACCACCTGAGCGCCGCCATGTATTGCGAGACCGCAGCATTGGACCAGTTCTTCTGGATTTTCGTCAACAAAGACGAGAACTATCACTGGATCGCCATCATCGAGGCATCCGCCGAACTGCTGGAACTGGGCATGCTCGAGTACCGCAAGGCGATGCGCGCTATCGCTACCGGCTTTGACACTGGCGAATGGCCAGCGCCGATCACCGCTGATTACACCGACGAACTGAACGACTTCGACCTGCGCCGCCTTGAAGCGCTGCGTACTCAGGCATAAGGGGAAAAGAACATGTCTACTGCAATTACTACCAACGAAAACAAGACGCAAATGATCGATAACATCTCAATTTTGACTAATGGGGAACTTTTCGACCGCCTACGCACCTTGTCGACAGTGATGGCAAATAGTGGCGCTTTTGTACCTGACCACTTCCGCGGAAAACCAGATGCCTGCATGGCTGTGGTCATGCAGGCCGCACGATGGGGTATGGACCCCTTTGCCGTAGCTCAGAAGACCCACATCGTCGGTAATAGCGGAGTGTTGGGTTACGAAGCTCAACTGGTTAATGCGGTTGTTACCAACATGTCGCCTACAAAAGATCGCCTTCATTACGATTGGTTTGGCCCATGGGAAAACATCATTGGTCGATTTGTAGAGAGAACCAGTTCTAAAGGCAATAAGTACATCGCGCCCGGTTGGGATTTAAAGGATGAGGCCGGTGTAGGAATTCGTGTGTGGGCAACGATGAAAGGCGAGGATGAGCCACGCGAACTGGTACTCATGCTTTCTCAGGCTCAGGTTCGTAATTCGACACTATGGGCAAGTGATCCGCGTCAGCAGCTCGCTTATCTCGCGGTAAAGCGCTGGGCTCGCTTGTACTGCCCTGATGTGATTCTTGGTGTTTACAGTGCCGATGAAGTCGAAGAACGAGAAGAAAAAGTTATTAACCCTGGCTCAGCCCAACGAATGAGCGTTGCTGAAATCGCAGGTGACACCGTCACAACTACGCAAAGCGCACACGAATCGTCGGTAAATATCGACGCTCTTGCCGATGATTTCCGCGAGCGCATCGAGGCAGCACAGGATGTTGATAGCGCCAAAGCACTGCGTGCTGATATCGAAAGCGCGAAGGCCACGCTCGGATCTGCCCTGTTCACCGAGCTGAAGAATAAGGCAGTGAAGCGCTACTACCTGGTTGATTCACGTAACAAGGTTGAAGCCGCGATAAACTCCCTGCCGTCTCCGGATGAACCGGATGCAGCTGAACGGTTTGGGGAAGTTGAGCGAGTTCTTGCAACGGCGAAACGTCATCTGGGCGACGAACTGCACGATCAGTTCAGCATCACCTTGGCGGATATGAAACCGGAATACGTGGCCTAAGGGAGGCGGGAGGGCGAACCCTCCCGGTAACGAGATGAGTAAATCTTTAAACGCACGCTGCATCCGCCGCTGGGAAATTGAGTTCAAAGGACGTTGCGATTCGAAAGTAAGTCCTTGGTGGCGCAAACACCACCTTCGCGGTTACATCCGGGAATGCGCCCTGACAACTGCCGACTGCATGGTTGAGCGTATGGCTGAGGACAACGCTCTGGTTGATTTTCAAGGTAATGGTCGCGGCTGGTCACCGGAGTTCTCTGCCTGGTACCACGAACGCCGAGAACAGTATCTTAAAGAGGCGCGCGACTATCTAAACGAAGACGCCACCAATGACGAGATCGACGAGGAAATCCAGAACGAGCTGGAGGCCTGGAATGACTGAGCTAAATTATAACCCGGCAGACCCCGATAAAATGCAACTCCCGAAGGGTAAGACCTGCGGCGACTGCGCCCATATCCGTCGCTGTAAGGCAATTTTCGGGCATACCGAAACCGATGCATATTGCGATTGGTCGCCGTCCCGAGCGGTTTTCCGTCAACCATCCAATCCAGAAGGCGGTGACCATGCGACTGATTAACCGAGGCAACCAGCAATCCCCGTTAGCGCGTAAGGCATGCGACATAGCACTGGCCACTCATGCAGAACGTTACGGCGACTATGGCCGCAGCAAGATGAAAGAGACGTACACGGTGAGAGTTGAAGGTGTGAAGGTCTGGGTGGAGGTAGTGAACCGTAAGGCTAGCTACGTGGCCACGGCGATGACAGGTATGCGCCGGTTGCGCGCGTTGCCTGGTCAGGTTTCTTGATATTACTTTTGGAAATGGCCCAGTTCGGGCCATTGGAGAAAAATGATGGATGATATTTTGCTGACGTCAGACCTGACCAGTCGATACAAAATCTCACGTAAAACCCTTTGGTCATGGCAAAGCACAGACACGATGCCGCGGGGTTTTGCGAAGCCGTTCCCCGCCCCGGACTTTCCCGGTAATCCTAACCGCTGGAAGTCGGAGTCAGTCAAAGAGTGGGAAGGTGTGAAACAGCCAATTAACTGAACGGCTCACCGATGATGTTTTCAAGATGGCTCTGCCAAACGTGGAGCCAGTGTTTTTGATCATCGATGTAGTCATGCAGGTTATAGTGCGCCATCACGCCAACCATTTGGTGACCAAGTAACTTTTCAATCACATGCGGCGGACAGCCAAGTTCTGAAAGATTTGTTGCGATTGTTCTTCTCATATCATGGAGAGACCAGGGCTCCATGCCGGATTCTGACCAAATATACCTGGCATAGTTCGAAGCAACTGGCGGATGAACCGGTACGTCTTTAATTTCCCCATCCAGTAAGCGCTGTGAAGTGACTAAATGCTTTGTGTTGATCTTCTCAAGATGATTTTTTACCAGTCCCACCGCAGCATCAGAAAGAGCCCTTCTCATGTGCACTCGCGTTTTGTAACTTCCAGCAGGAACTATCCATTCATTTTCATCCAGCTTGAACCATGACCTTTCGCTCAACCGAATCTCTGCCGTCCTACAGCCGGTCAACATAATAAATTTCACAAGAAACACGGACTCTATGGACATGCGGTTTTGCAGCCACCGATAAATAGCCACCAGTTCACGATCATCCAAGCGCCGCGTTCTCTTTTTCGGTTTTTGGCCAACGTCAGTGGGTAGCAATCCCTCGAGCGGATTGGTCGATATTACGCCTCGGTTAATACAGAACCTGAATGAGCGTTTGCACAGCGAAAGCATATAATGAGCCATCACCCTGCTTTCAATCTGATCAAAAACATCTATCCAGTGCCTTTTTGTCGAATTGTCTACTTTGACGTTTCGCATCGGCTCGGCGATATGCTTGGCAAATACCAACTGATAATAATCTGTCTTTGTCAGTTGATTAGCGATGCAGTGTTTCTCGATCCAATAATTGAATGCTTCCGATACGGCCATGGAACCTTCGCGGGTCAATTTCTCCAGCTTTACTTGCTCTCGGGGATCGAGTCCTTCAGTAAGCCAGGTTCTGAATTGCTGACGCCTTTCCCTTGCCTGAGCAATACTCATTGCTGGATAATCGCCGACATTGAGTTTTACAGCTTTGCCAGCCCATCTGTACCGGTAGAAGAAAGAGACCTTTCCGGCCTGACTGATCCTTGCGTTGAGTCCGTGAGAATCTGAAATAGTTTCGATATCATCGCGTTTCTTGCCAAGGGCCTTCCTGAGCTTTGTGTCAGTGATCATTGAATGGGTACACATTTGGCTTTTGAGTACGCAAAAGTGTACACAAAACTCATTGCTCAAAGATACCCGCAATGTAACACTTGTACTCGGAGTGTGATAATTGGAAGGCTGAAAGGCAGGCGGCAGAAGGGTTCAGCGTAACAGAACGTTTTTGTGCGAAATTCTTCGAAATGGGCTGAATGACAATACAAAAAAGTATTTTAAAAACAAAACAAAAACAGACATTGGGCACCGCCAGCGGTGCCCTTTTGGGATCAGATGCTGTGGATCGCAAACAGCAACGAGTTGCGTTGATGGTTGAGAATGCACTTTCTGATAGTGTGGATACGCATATTACGACGCGATTGTCCTTCAAGCCAACGTGCTTTACGGCGGCTAGCCTGACGCAGCATCCGCCAGCGTCCCACTTCCGTTCTACTACGCTTCATGTTTACTACTCTTTCAGTCACTGAGTGGCCATTATAACGCCACACCGAATGCAGACCAGCAGTTTTCCCGTGTTTTTATTTGCCAGATTAATCCTGATGCGTAAACTCTTAACAATACGCTTTCAAAAGGATTTTTAAATTTATGACAACCTTCTACACCGTGGTGAGTTGGCTGGTCATTCTGGGTTACTGGGTACTCATTGCTGGCGTAACATTACGCATTCTAATGAAACGACGCGCAGTGCCCTCCGCAATGGCCTGGCTTTTGATCATCTATATTCTGCCATTGGTAGGGATCATTGCTTATCTGTCCTTCGGTGAGCTCCACCTGGGTAAACGCCGCGCCGAACGCGCCCGGGCAATGTGGCCGTCAACGGCCAAGTGGCTGAACGATCTTAAAGCCTGTAAGCATATTTTTGCGCAGGAAAACAGCAGCGTCGCCTCCTCCTTATTTAAACTGTGCGAGCGTCGTCAAGGAATCGCCGGCGTTAAGGGAAATCAGCTGCAGCTGCTCACCAGTTCAGATGACGTGATGCAGGCGCTGATCCGTGATATTCAACTGGCGCGCCACAACATAGAGATGGTGTTCTACATCTGGCAGCCGGGTGGTATGGCCGATCAGGTAGCCGAGTCGTTAATGGCTGCCGCAAGGCGTGGCATTCACTGTCGCCTGATGCTGGACTCCGCCGGCAGCGTGGCGTTCTTCCGCAGCCCTTGGGCGGCGATGATGCGTAACGCAGGTATCGAGGTTGTAGAAGCGCTGAAGGTGAACCTGATGCGTGTATTTTTACGCCGTATGGACCTGCGTCAGCACCGCAAAATGATCATGATCGACAACTACATTGCGTATACCGGCAGCATGAACATGGTCGATCCGCGCTTCTTCAAACAAGATGCAGGCGTTGGGCAATGGGTTGATTTAATGGCAAGAATGGAAGGCCCGGTAGCCACCGCTATGGGCATCGTCTATTCTTGCGACTGGGAAATTGAGACCGGAAAGCGCATTTTGCCCCCGCCACCGGACGTCAATATCATGCCGTTTGAGCAGGCCAGCGGGCACACCATTCACACAATTGCCTCGGGTCCTGGTTTCCCAGAAGACTTGATTCATCAGGCGCTATTAACCGCAGCTTATTCAGCGCGCGAATATTTAATTATGACCACGCCCTACTTTGTTCCCAGCGACGATTTGCTGCATGCAATTTGTACGGCAGCACAGCGCGGGGTCGACGTCAGTATCATTCTTCCACGTAAGAATGATTCCCTGCTGGTTGGCTGGGCAAGCCGGGCCTTTTTCACTGAGTTGCTGGCAGCTGGCGTTAAAATTTATCAGTTCGAAGGCGGCCTGCTGCACACCAAGAGCGTACTGGTCGATGGCGAGCTGAGCCTGGTCGGTACCGTTAACCTGGATATGCGCAGTCTGTGGCTCAATTTTGAAATCACGCTGGTCATTGACGATGCCGGATTCGGCGGCGACCTCGCCGCCGTGCAGGATGATTATATTTCGCGTTCCCGCCTGCTTGATGCCCGTTTGTGGGTAAAACGACCACTCTGGCAGCGGATAGCAGAGCGACTGTTTTACTTCTTTAGTCCGTTGCTGTAAAACGTGCCCATCAGACAGTAAACAGGTAGTCATTATGGATATGGATTTGAACAATCGCCTGACCGAAGACGAAACGCTTGAGCAGGCTTACGACATTTTTCTCGAACTGGCTGCGGATAACCTCGATCCGGCAGATATCATTCTGTTCAATTTGCAGTTTGAAGAACGCGGCGGTGCCGAGTTATTCGATCCGGCAGAAGACTGGCAGGAGCATGTTGATTTTGACCTGAACCCTGATTTCTTTGCCGAAGTGGTGATTGGTCTGGCAGATACAGAAGACGGCGAGATTAACGATATTTTTGCGCGCGTTTTATTATGTCGCGAAAAAGATCATAAGCTCTGCCATATTCTCTGGCGCGAATAA